GCAGCAAACCACGACCCAAAATCAAAAACTTTCAACAAAGAGGACACTAACGTGACTGAACTCGAACAGGCGAAAGCCGCTCAAAAGAAAGCTGAAGAAGAGCGTGACGCAGCACAAAATGAACTAAAAAAGTTCAAAGCTGATAAACGTGCTGATGATATTGCAGCTTTGGAAACATCTCTAAACAAGCAATTTAGCGCTGAAGAGAAGAAGTCCTACACAGATATGGATGACGTATCTTTTAACTTCTTATCTCAGCAATTAAAGCAATTTTCAGCAGGTACACAACAACCCACTGAACAACCAAAGGGAAATAATATTCCAAATCAATTTGCCCATTTATTCAGTCATCAAGCGAATGGTGGGCAGGGTGGCGCATCTGGTCAGGAAGAAAAACATAAATTCACGACTGGCGCTCAAGCTTTTGCAACTCAAAATAAAGGCGCATAAACATGTCGAATAAAACTTACTTAGGTAGTGTGAATCGCGAGACACGACCTTTCAACTTAGATGTTGAAAAACTACGCCGTGCAAATGCCAAAGTGACTGCGGCAACTGCATATAAAGCAGGGGATCTATTGGTTTTATCTGATTCCAATGTGGTGACGCATGCCACAGATGAAAAAACTTGGAATGTTGTATGTGGTCAAGATGTTACCACGCAACAAGCAACCCAAATGGCAGCAGATGGAATTGAAATACCTATTTACTTTGGTGGGGTATTTAGCATCGAAGCTGTGCGAATTGCAGGGGAATATTTAGAGGTTTCTAAATACGACTCAGCTCGTGCCAAAGCAACTTTAAACAATATTGAATTTTCAAAAGTATAAGGATTTATTAAAATGCCTCAATCTTTTACAGTTAATGGCGCACCACTTGAATTGCTTGATGTTGGTGAGCTTGCATTAATTCACAGTAACTACAAGCCAATGGACACTTGGCTGATGGATAAATTATTCCCAAATCGCCCTTCATTTGATCGAGATGAAGTGCCATTGGCAGAAATTAGCACTGTCCATGATTTAGCACCACTGGTCTCACCTCATCAACCTGGTAAACCATTCGATACTAAACGCGCAGCTAAAGTAGAATTCGTTCAACCTGCATATTACAAACCTAAAAACATGGTCACACCTGCTACAGCTTTTGATGAAGCACTAATTGAGCGTTTGCGTTCGGCAGGAATTATTTCAACAGGTAGTCAACAATTATCTGATCAGGAAAAGATGGTCATTGCTCAGATTGCTGTAATGAAGCGAAATCATGACGCTATTGATAATTCAGTTTTATTGATGGCAACAGAGTTATTGCTTAAAGGGAAGTATCTACTTCAATCTGATGATTATGAATATAACATGGTTGATTATGAACGTGATGCATCGCTAAATTTCACTCCATTAACTCCTTGGAATCAGGCTGGTGCTAAACCTGTAACAGATATTGAATCAATTGAAAAACTTTTGCTTGAAGCAAATGGCGGTCCTTCTAAACTCTATATTATGTCAGGCAAAGTTTGGGCAGCGTTATCGACTAATGAAGAGTTTAAAGAACGTTTTGTTAAGCCTTATGCCGGTATTGCAGTGCCTTATAAACCGAGCTTAAACGTTCAAGAAGGCGCTTCATTCAAAGGCTACTTAGATGAAAAAGAATTGTGGGTTTATGACGCTACTTATCGCTTAAAAAATAGTGTAAAGCGCTTTATTCCTGATGATTATTTTGGTGCTATCTCGGATACCCAAGGATCAATCGCGCAATGTAAAATCAAAAATATGTTGGCTAATGGTGCGGTTGCCAAATATTTTGATCGTCAATGGTATAGCGAAGATCCAAGCGGTATCTTCTTGATGACTGAATCAGCCCCACTTGCAGTGCCATCGAATAAAAATGGTGTATGTGGTGGTACAGGCTTTATTGTTTAAGGGGAATTACATGCCAAAGTACATCGCAAAACAATCCATTGGTCATTTTCGACCTGGTGAGGAAATCAAAGGGCTTGAAGATAAACAAATTCAAGCCCTTTTAGTTTCTGGTGCTATTGAGGAAGAGGCAGCGCCAGAAAAGCCTAAACAGGATGGCTCTGCACAACAATTGACTGAACTTGCTGCTGAAGTCGCAAATCTGAAAGCTAATGAGCTTTTGCTTATTGATGCCAAAGAAAAAGCCGAGGCTGAAGTCGCAAATCTGAAAGCAGAATTAGTTAAGTTGCAGGATGCTTTAAATGCTTCAAAACCAAAATCTGCAAAGGATAGAGAGCAGCCTCAGGCTCAATCCGAAAAGGCTTCGACTGAATCTAAATAGGTGGCGATATGTATGCGACTGAAGAGGATTTGATTAAGCGATTTGGTAATGAAGTTGAAACTCTGAAATCAATTTTACCTGAGGGGGCGATTGCTGAAGCATTACAGGACGCTACAGAGGAGATTGATAGTTATGTGGCGGTAAAGTACAGCTTACCGCTTCCTAACATTCCAAGCACTCTACAGCGAATAGCATGCAATATTGCAAGATACCGCCTTTACTTTCAGCAACCTACTGATGAAGTAGAGAATCGCTATAAAGCTGAAATTGATTTTTTGAAGCGCATTGCTGATGGTAAAGCTGTACTCAATATCCTGAACCAAGAGAATGAGGTCACTGAAGAGAAGCCGAAAAACTCACCGGCAACTATGCCAATCGGTACAACTTATCGAGGTTGTGTTTTTGCAGACGATATTCTTAACAGGATGCCAAGCATCAAGTGAGGTTAAATGGCTATTGCAATAACAATCACTGCTGAGAGTTCACCACTTGAAGCGATCTTTAAATCATTAGGGGCTTACGAGCGTGAAGAATCAAAGCTTTTTAATGAACTTGGATCTGAGCTACTGGACCAAGTTCAATTAAGGTTTATGGATGGTGTCAGTGTTGATGGAAACCCTTGGGTGCAGTCATGGCGAGCTGAAATGCAAGGAGGTCAAACATTAAGGGATAAAGGCATTTTAATGAATTCCTATACCTATAATGTTTTGCCGAATGGTGTTGAGGTTGGTACAAACGTTGAATATGCAGCGCCTCTTCATTTTGGTGCGCTTATTCTTCCTAAAAATGGCGCATACATCACCTTTAATGTGGGTGGGCAATATCGCAGAGTTAAACAGGTTGTTTTGCCGCCACGTACACAGCTTGGAATAAATCCTGAAAATGAAGAATCACTTTTAAATATTGTAGGAGATTTTATTAATGAGCTCATTCTTCGCAGTTCGTAATGAAATTGCAAATAAACTAAAAGAAATTCCAAGTTTTAAGGAAATATACACCCCTCATAATTCAGCAAAAATCACTGAAATGATGCAGATAACGCCATCAGCTCATGTGAACTTTGCCCGGATTGTCAAAAAGGCTGATGCAGGTGCGGGTAAGGTTAATCAGCTTGGGCAACAATGGGCGGTTTCTGTTGCGTGTCGAAATGCTCAATCTCAAATGACCAATGGCAATGCTGTAAATGATGAAGCGGGCGAGCTCACTGAAGAAGTGATTAAACTCTTATCTGGTTGGCAACCTCAATCATCAACACGACCTTTAAGTCTCATTGATATAAAAGAGGGTTACAGTCCAACATGCACATACATCACAGTCATTTTTGAATCACAAAAATTTATTTAGAGGTCATCATGACAAAACAATATATCGCCCGGCAAAAAGTCGGGCGTTTTAGTAAGGGCGATACAGTGGGCGGTCTTACTGAAGCCCAAATTAAACAATTAGAGACAGATAAGATCATTGAAGAGGTGAAATCTGCTCAAACAAAACCAAGCAAAGAGGTCAAAACAGATGGCTAAGGAATATATTTCTTTACAGGGTAAGTTTTACTTGTCCGAAATAGCAAATGGTGTAGCTGCTGAAATGCGCCATATCGGGAACGTGCCTGAATTTGAACTTGAAATCACGACTGATCAAGTTGAGCATCAAGAAAGCACTTCTGGACAACGTACTACAGATTTTGTATTAACCAAAACAACAGGTGTTAATTTCAAAGGGCAACTTGAAGAAGTGGATGAAGCCAATTTGCAATACATCTTGTCAGGTATGAAATCTGAAATTGCAAGCAAGGTTGTTACTGATCAGGTATTAGGTACAGTTAAAGCAGGTAATGAAATCAAACTTGATGGGTATAGTCTGACTCAGGTTTCATTTAAAGCAGGATCAACCGCAATTACAGCCGATAAATATGTGCTTGATGCCGTGTTTGGAACTGTAATTTTCAATGAAGCCATTGCAGATCCTGTTACAGCAAGTTATACAACTGGTGTTGTTAGCCATACCACAATTGCAAGTGAATTTAATAAAGAATACGAATTGTTCTTTAAAGGGGTTAATACTGCTACGGGTAAAAATATGGCAGTACGTTTGTGGCGTACTAAAAAATCTCCGGAAACCACTTTCCCACTCATTCATGAAGAGCTTGGTCAATATGAAATTTCAGGACAAGCATTATCAGAAAGTGATAAAGGTTTAGATCCTACACTTGGCTTATATGGTCATGTGGTCACGATTCCAGCAGCATAATTTAAACTGCAGGCACATAGGGCGCAAATGCGTCTTTTTTTGTGCCTGTATTTAGGAATTTAAAATGAATGAGTTTTTTCTTGCTTCGAATAGATCCATTTATGTTCATGACTTGGAGCTAAAACAAATAACGGTAAAAGACTTGGATCAATGGTCTCAATTTGCTGAAATTATTCGCAAAGATTTAAATAATGATTATTCAAAAGAAAATATTGAATCAATTGTAAAACAGCATATTGTTTCGGCTTTAATGCTTTGTTCGTTTACCACGATTTATGATGTTAAATATTTTTCAGATTTAATGAACAATGAAGCTGATGTATTTTTGGATATTTTCAGAAATGTTCTTAATGTAAATAAAGCATATTTTGATCAAGAGGATTCAAAAAGCCAAAATAATAAATCAGAAAATACTTGGTTTGATTCATTTCAGTTTTTAATCAGCAAAGGGCATCGACATAAAGATATTTTGGATTACAGCTTTGGTACATTTATAGAGTATTTAAAAGCTGCACAACGTAATGAAAGAAATTCTTTATTAAGTTTTAGTGGTGCTATGCGCGTGTCATATCATGCGGATGCTAAAAGATTTGAAAAGTATAATAAAGAGATGAAATCTATTTAAAATTCACATTGCGCAACAAACATTCGAAATATATCCTGTTCTCATAATGAGGGGATATTCATGAAAAAATTATTATTAGTAATTGCACTTTTAAGTTCAGCGAATGCCTTTGCAGTTGATGCTCGAAGTATTAGAACAACAAATGATATTGTTGAGTATAACGATTCTGTTGGGACCATGATGTCTAAGCTTGGACGTCCTGATGGTAAATATGAATACTCGGGGCGAGATGCTCGAGGAAAATTAGTATTCTTCACTGACTTTTATTACAGTATCGATGGATTGAAATACACGATTACAGTGCTTGAAGGCAAAATCTATAGAATTCCGTGGGAGCGTTGATTGTGAGTCAGAAAGTAGAATGTTCAACTTGCGGACGAATTGGCAAGCCTAAAACGAAGGGTAGTTTTATCATAACAATTGTCTTACTTTTTTTCGGTATTTTCCCGGGGTTAATTTATGAAATTTGGAGAAGATCAGGAGGGAAGGTTTGCAGTTCATGTGGTAGTCAAAATATCCATTTACATGTTATCAATAATCGTCAAAAAAATAGTTCATTAAAAAATGATCATCTATTATCTTTGACTGAAAAAAATGTTGAACAGAAGAATTGTAACTTTTGCAAAGAACTGATTCGTATTGATGCAATTAAGTGTAAGCATTGTGGAAGTATGCTAACCTAACTTAAAAGAATTTTTCAAATATGCCACCTTCGGGTGGTTTTTTATTGCCTGAGGAAAAGTAATGGCTGGTCAAAACTTAACATTTAAACTTATTCTAGATGGTGATAATAAAGGTCTAGTAAGCGCGGTAAAGCAGTCTGAAAGCTCAGTAAATTCTGTTCTAGATTCAATAAAACAAGAAGCGGAACGATTAAAAAAGGCTTCAGAAGAAACAAGTAAAGCTACAGCTAAAATGATCTCTGATGAAGTTTCAACTGATGCAAAAAAAGCATCTGAAGGCTTAAAAGATGTTGCTGAAGCCGAACAGAAAGTTTCAAATGAGTCCTCAGAATTAGAACAAAAAATACAGCAAATTATTGATGAATTAAATAAAGCTCAAAATGCATCAAAATCAACTGAAAATGGATTTAATAGTTTATCAAATGAAGCTCGAAATACTGCAAATGAGAGTGCTCAAGTAGCCAAAGAACTCAATGAAACCAATAATTCTTCCGCAAAGTTAAGTACAGGTTTAAATGGGTTAAAAACGGGTCTAACACTCGTTGCCAGTGCTTTTGCAGCAGTAGGTGTAGGATTAGGTATTCGTGAACTAGCTCAAGCAGCAGATTCTTATACAAACCTTTCCGCTAGAATTAAGATTGCAACTCAAGATGGCGGTAATTTCACTCAAGCTATGTCGGGAGTTCATCAAGTCGCATTAGCTACCAATTCTAATTTAACATCAACTGCTGATTTGTTTGCACGCTTAAACGCTGTTGGCAAGGATATGGGGGTTACTCAGCAACAGGCTTTTGATTTAACTAAAACTGTTACTCAAGCCATTAAGATTGGTGGTGGATCTGCTGAGGCTGCGGATGGAGCAGTAACCCAATTTATCCAAGCGATGCAAGGCGGTGTTCTTCGTGGCGAAGAATTTAACTCAATTATGGAGGGTGGCTACGGGTTAGCTGAAGCTTTAGCAAGAGGTTTAGGGGTTACCACCGGAGAACTTCGTAAAATGGCAGAAGCGGGGGAATTATCATCCGAGCGAGTTGTTAAAGCTTTACAAACCCAATCAGCTTCAGTTCAAGCCACTTACGATAAATTTCCAACTACGATTAGCAATGCATTACAACGAATTTCAACCAGTTGGGAAATCTTAATAGGTAAGATGGACCAATCTAATGGTGCTTCTGCTACTGTTGCCCAGTGGCTTGTTACCATTGCAAACAACATTCAAGATTTAGATGTATTGCTCAATGATATGGGGCAAGGTTTCGAGTGGATTGGCTCGCAAATCAATAAGATTGACACATCCACAATTGAAACACTTAAGTCTGTATTAGTTTCTGCTTATGAAACTTTAAAATCTTTGGCAAGTACCGTAGGTGATGCATTTGAAATAACATTTGATCTACTCAATACTGCTTTAGGAGCAATATTCAATTTCAACAGTGGCGTTGACAGTGCGTCAGATAAAACCAATGGTCTTACAAAGCTATTACAAGTATTAAATGTTGCGCTTGGCTTTTTAAATGATGGTTTTAAAGGCATTGGAATTGCAGCTAATCTATTGACGGGTGCATTTTATAGTATAGCTTCTGCTTCAAATAATGTTTTGTCAGCTTTAACTTGAGGAGATGTAAGCAAAGAGTTTGCAGCCAATGCAGATGCAATGGCAACTAAAGCAAACGAGTATTATACAAAGGCGTCTGATGGTGCTTTAAAATTTGAGTCTGCAGGAAAAAAAGCCTGGGATGAAATAAATAAAACCCAAGATCAAAGAAATGCAGATTCAATTGCTAAAAATCAACTTACTATAGATCAATTAGTTGCTCAAGAAGCAAAACATGCAGCAGGTTACAAGGCTATTAGCGATCAAAGGGTTTTGCTTGAACAGCAATTATTTGAAGCTCGGAAAACTGGTAATCAAGCAGCTATAGATCTTGCTACCAAAGGTCTAGCTGATCTTGAAGCTAAAGAAAAGGCTTATCAAGCAGAGAGCACCAAACTTACTCGAGCAAAAATTGAAGCGGCACAGGCAGTTGCAGAGGTCACAATTAAATCAGGTGATGCCGCAGGTCAAGCAGCCTTAAAAGTATTAAATGTCAAATTAGCACTTCAAGGTCTTAAAGCTGAATTTAATGAGACTGGCAAAATAATTGTTTCAGCTATGAGCGCTGGAACAGAGGCTGTCGAAGTTCAAGATGACACTATAACCAAGGCAAGAAAAGGAGCTGCGGCTTTAGGACTCGACTTGGATGTTGCTCTAAATAGAGTTTCTGAAAAGTTCGCCTCAAATAAAGTTCATTTGGATAATTTCGCAAACGGCCTAACTACAATGGGTGCCAAAGGTACTCAAGCAACTGACGCACTTTATCAAGGTTGGGAAAAGTGGGCTGAAAAAACAAAAAACCAAGCTGAAATTGAGGCAGCTAAACAACAACTTCTTTCTTTCGAAAAGCAGGGCGTTTTTTCAACCAAACAAGTCCAAATGGGCATGGAATATCTAGACCAGATAAATGGAAAAATCCCTGAAAATATTTCTGAGATTGAAAAAGCCTACAAATTGCTTGGAGTAACGTCGAAAGAGGAAGCCACAAAGATTGCAGACTCTCAGATGAGAGCTTTTAATGTGATGAAGCAATCCGGTACAGCTTCGGCAGAGCAAGTCAGACAAGCATTAATCAATATGGCTGACAAAATATATGCTTCTGGAAATGCAGCCAAAATCGCATGGTATGAAGGGCAACTTGCAGCAAATGGATTGGCATCTAGTGTAAATGAAGTGGGCAAGGTGACAGTAGATGCAGGATCTCAAATGGAAACCTCTATGCAACGAGTCAGTAGTGCGACTTATGGTGCACAGCAAAGCTTTAGGGATCTAGGTGATGTCGCCCGAGAAGAGGCGCTTTCTTCATCTGAGGCTTGGGCAAAGGCTTTGGATTCTCAGCAAGGTGGTATGCATTCAACAACCCAAGGTGAAAAAACTCGATTGGCATTTAATCAGTCTGAAGTTGAAGCTGAACTTAAGGCAATGGGTTACGACGATAAAAAAGCTGCCGAAATCGCCAAAAATATTCTTCAGGGCTCAAAGTTGGGTGATGGATATAGAAATGCATCCACTTCTTGGCTTGCAAAAAATGGTTTGGATGTTGTTGGATCATTTGCTGGAGGTGGAGGAGGTACTTCAAATGCAAACTATGTTCGAGAACAATTGGAGAAATATACTCAATATGCTGGAAATTCATCATCAACAATGGGTATTGGTGATTCAAGTAAGACAGTGAAGTATGAAATTAGCACTGGAAAGAATAAGGCAACTGTTTATGGATCTCCTTCAACTGAAACAAACCTCAATTCAATTTTGAGTGAGCTGGAAACTATTAAAAAGAGTACATAATCATGAAACTTGTACGAAAAAGTACATCTGAAGCCGTCACATTGTCTGACGGCTTTTTATGGTCTGATGAGTTTGATTGGAACCCTATTGAACAAAAGCAGGATCGTGCTGTAGATGGCGCTCTGATCATTCAAGAGGGGGTAAAAAAGTCAGGTCGACCTATCACTTTGACTGCTGATAAAAACATGGCGTGGCTTAAACGTCATGTTGTAAGCAAGTTAAAAGATTGGTCAGTCCTGCAAGAAAAATTCGAACTTCAATTTAATTATTTTCATGATAAACGAAAGTTTAATGTCTTGTTCAATCATCAAGACAAAGCAATTGAGGCGAGTCCAGTGCTTGAGCATCCATCTATTTCGGATGATGACGAATATAACGTGACTTTGCGATTTTTGGAGTTAAGCGATGCCGATTGAAACTAAAGACTTGGTGGTTTATGAACCTGAGCGGATGACTGATAATGATGATGGTGGCGGCAAATACAATGGAAAAATCATTGTTGACGGTCTAAGCAACAATCTATTTGATGATATATCCGAACTTGACCGAACCATGGGTAATGTGTCTTTAAGAAAGATTTTTCCAGCTGTCACAACTGCTGATACTGATAAACTTATGGGTGCCACAGTCTTTGTATCTTAATTGCCGAAAGATCCGAGTGTGTCAGCGCTTTTATTCAGTACAAGAAGTTGGACAGATCAGCGTAAATCAGCACAGAACCGCATTGAAAACTATTTGGCTAAAGGTGGTCAAATGGCGGGTATTCCACAGGACACACACTATCAAGGCATGAAGATCCTTCAAGCGGTTATGTTTCCGCAAGAGGTTGAATCTTCTGTGGGTGATACGATTGTACTTGTATCGAATGAAGGGAAAGCGCTGCAACATGAACAATATTTACGAATCACCAAAGTTGAAACTCGTATTGCAATCATGATTGTGGATGGTAAACAGGTAGAGTATAAAGTTGCAACTTATTCTCTGAACGATCCTCTTGATCAAGATTATGTCGGACTTTCCGCTAAACAATGGTATTCAGGCGAGAAAAGCCAAACCATTATACGTGACACACTGGTTGCTGATACAGGTCTGTACTATTCATCAAAAAAGCTAAAGACAGATGCACAACTAGGTGAATACACAGTTAATGTGGGCGAAGTGTTTACTCAGCTTATTCCATCAGCGCAAACTGAATCACCAATTGTTGATGTAAATGCTGCAGGTGAGAGTGTTGTTTTAGTGCCGGGTAATTCAGGCGCAATTTCTGCAAATTTTGTGACAACAGTTAGTATAAGCCAAAACCTCTACATTGGTTCTAGTGTAATGCCTTCAAGTATTTCATTCGCTCTGTTTGGTCAGCAAGTTATAGATCAGGGAGGATTGCTTAAAAATGTACAGGGCACTCAGGTTGGAACAATTGATTATCAGCGTGGCTTAATTCAATGGACAGCATCAGCAGGGACTGGAAGTACAACACTAGCTATTACCTTTACACCTGCTGCAGCACCTAGCCAATATTTTCAAAGCTATTCCATTCCAGTCACGCAAAATAATCAAAGCACAAACTGGACAGGGGTTTTAGTTCCCATACCTGCACCGGGTAGCTTATCCATTTCATACATGGCTCAAGGTAAGTTCTATGAATTAAAAGATGATGGCTCTGGGCAATTAAAAGGTTCAAGCACTTCATTTGGTTCTGGTCGAATTAATTATGAAACTGGATCTTGGACTCTTACAGCAGGCGCCTTACCAGATGTTGGCTCACCAATATTGTTATTGTGGGGAACACCAATCGTCACATTCACACGTTCTGATTTGTCCGTGAATAAAGCAGCGTTCGCTTTCAAGTTAGAAAAAGAGGGGATTGCTCCAGGTGTAACTGTAGATTGGTTGCTTGAGGGTGTTGCTAAAAAAGCTGTCAGCAATGCACAAGGTAAATTTACAGGGGATGCAACAGGTTCAATTAATTACACAACCGGTATTGGTGAAATCATCCCTGTGAAATTGCCACAGAAAAATACTAGTTTTGTTGTGACCTATAACTTTGGACCACAGCAAACTCAAAATAGAACAAATATTGAACCAGATGCTGGGCAAAAACTTGTATTTACCATTGGTACCGGATCAGCCATTCAACCCAAAAGTGTGAGTTTAAAGATCCCTGTAAGCACACCTGAAGGATCGACAGATTATGTGGACCTTACAGATACGCCAATTAGTTCAAGTGTTGGAAACTTGGTCAATGACCAAGGTCAAGTGCAAGGCTCAATCACATATGCCAGTGGTCAGTGTGAAGTCACCCCCAAATTAATTAAACGAGTTTTCGAGACTCTTTATACCGCTACTGCTGTATACGGAACAGCATAAGTGAGGAAATATGTCATTTTATTCACCACAAGCCTCTAGTATTCAAGGCAAAGAAGTTGAATTAAGGGCTTACTCTGCTACAAATATTCAAGTGAGCTATCGTGATACATCAAGTGTGAATTCTTCAATGCAAAATATCATTGCAGAAAAAGTTAAGTTCGACCTGTCATCTGGATACGATGAGCAAATTTTGAATGGCTCAGTACGTTTCAAAATAGGCAGTGATACTTTTCTTGATCGCACAGGCACTTTATATCGAAATGTAGATCCTGCAACAAATAGTGGTATTGCATCGGGAGTAATTTATTACGGCAATGGTGTTGTTGAACTCGATACGTGGACGCCGAACATCGACAACACTGTTGTACTTCAATCATTAACGACAACAACTGATCTGCCACCTGTAAATAAACTTAGTTTCAGAACACCAATCATTCCAATTCGACCACAATCTTTAACTGTTGTAATTTCATCTTTAGATTTAGGTCAGTTGACATTAACAGCAGATGAAAATGGGGTGATTGAAACAAGTCGGGCACACGGCAAGATTAATTATGATACTGGCTTTGTAGAGATCTACTTTTATACTAAAACAGAAATCACTGTGGCGAATAGACCTGAGATTGAAGCTAAACCATGGTATGAACCACTACTTGAGTATGAGGAAGCAACAAAGACGTATTTAAACGTACCCGTGTGGATTGATGCATCATCTGCTCGGTATAACGCTGTAGCTTATACCTACATCCCTTTAGATGCAGAGATTTTAGGATTATCAGCAACTCGATTACCGCTTGACGGACGAGTGCCAATTTTCAGAATTGGGGGGATTTGCGTTGTCAGTGCGAGCAAGGATTATGCAATGCCAGATCATGTGGCAGGTAAAACGTATCAGCTACCCGATATTCGTATCTCCTGGTGTGAATTGATTGACTCAAAAGGGGTAAAAGTTCCATTTGATCAATATGTGGTTGATTATGACTATGGTAAATTCACATTATCTGGTGACTTTGCAGTAAATGCGCTTACACCACCTTTTACAGCTCAATATCGCTATCAAGATATGGGCTTGTTACGTGATGTTCAGATCAATGGGCAACTAACATTTACTAAGCAACTTACACATAACTATGATGCAGAAAATACCATTGTAGGATCGGCTTTGGTTATTGATGAAATGCAGGCGCGTTACACTCAAAAATTTGTTCAGCAGACGTGGAATAATGTTTGGTCAGATGAGGCATCTGGTGGTGCGATTTCAGCAAATTACAATGATGCGATTTATCCAATCCAAATGACGAATAAAGGTGCAATCCAAGAACGTTGGGCGATTGTGTTTGTTAGTGGCACGACTTTTAAATGTGTGGGTGAATATTCGGGTGAAGTGGGTACAGGAAGCACAAATGCTGATTTTGCGCCAATCAATCCGATTACGCTGGTACCATATTTTGTGATTAAAAAAGAGGGGTGGGGTGCAGGTTGGGCGAATAGTAATGTATTACGCTTTAACTCGATCTCAGCAATGTACCCAGTCTGGGCAATACGCACAGTCAAACAATCAGAACCAACTGAGCTTACGGATCAATTCCAAGTCATGTTACGCGGTGACATTGATCGCGTAATTTAAACTTAGTTCAAATATGACCGCTTAACGCGGTCTTTTTTATGAGTAATAAAAATGGCTATGAAGCAAACGCAAACCAAAATGTTTGATTTTTCAGATGTTGGATTGGATTTTTTGTGCAGGCTCTAAAAATCTGTTCCCTGATCGCTTTAAAAAAATGCTTGCCCAAGGATATAACACACAAACTGTCTCAAGTGTAGTGGTTACAGGCAATCAAGTTGTCTTAACTTATGGAGTAAATCATGGCTATGTTGCTGACCGGGTACTTAAGTTAAATGCTGTTAATTTAACTGGCGAATATGTGATTGATAGTGTGACAAGCAACACTGTGACACTTACAGTAGACAATGCGCCAACCACCATTACAGGTGGTTTTCATACATTTATTGCATCTTTGGGATGGCAAGTGGTATATGAGCAAGATCATATTCATATTTACAAGTTTAAGCATATTGATGGTACAGACATGTTTGCTCGGTTTTGCTTTCAAAATGCAACAGCTTCTGGAAGAAATTGTGTTGTTGTAGGTTTAGGCCGATCAGCAAATCTAGTGACAGGAATTATCACGGATGAAAATTGCTTAACTGATCTCGCAACTTGTGCAACTGTTGCTGGATCTTCATCTAATATACGATGGGATTTTTCAAGTTCAACTGCACGAACTTTTGATAACTACACTTATAATCAGGGTTATCCAACATTTGGTAAAGGGTCCATAGTTGGAAGCATAACTCACTTAATAATTAGCTATCATTTAGATTCATTATCTACTGGAAGTTATGCAGTTTGCTCAGCAATACTCCCATTTAAATCAAGCTATAGTGTTATTGATTACCCAATTTTACTCGCACAAAATAACGGAGCCACCTCAGCAACTGCCTCTAGTGGTCAGTTATTGTGTTCTGTTGGATATATTGGCTTAAATAGAGTTACTTTTCATAATTCTGACCGTAATGTTTTAATGCATTCTTTTTCAGCTTCAAGCTTTCTTCCTGCGAATATAGATGGATTCAATACCACGACTTGCACCCCACTCTCTGTCTTCACCTATACACAAAGGCAATTTATTGGATATTGTTTAGGTGGGGCTTATCAAGCGTGTTATGCAAATAGCAATACTCCAGCGGTAGGTAATCCTAGTTCACCATCTATAACAAAAGAAATTGATTTTAGTCATAATGTCTTGACGCACTACCTTAGAGATGCGGCTGGTAATTTTAACGTTGCATGGTTGGCATTCCCCATAGAGGAAATAGTTTATGCCTCTTAAAATATTTAGATCCTTGCCTGTTCTGGCACAGAGTATCATTACTCCATTAAATAGTGACCAAGGGTTTGGGAGGATAGAGGGTAAGACACAAAAACTAGGACAAAATTATTCACCTGTACAAGTATGCATATTTCGTCGAGATAACCGAGTCTTGATTTGGGAAACAACATCGAAACCAGATGGATCATATCTTTTTCGTAATGTGGCTTCTGGGCTTGAGTGTTTTGTTGTAGCTTTTGATCCTAAACGAGAATATAACGCTGTAATTGCTGACGGAGTGAAAGCCAAATGAGCGCAGTAATACCATCAATTGAAGCTGGGCTTACTCAACTTCAAGCTCTGACAAACTATATTGATCAAGGTAGCGGAAATGCTACCTTTGTTTTTTATAGTAGTGCTAAGCCTGCAAACACTAATATAGAAGCTGATGAATCAAAGCGTCTGGTTACAATGACATTGCCCAAGCCATGTTTTAAGAAATTAAATGCTGACAGCATAGAACTACAACAAACTGATGCAGCAATCGTGCTGAGAAACGGTACAGCTATTTTTGCTCGATTATTTTCAGCTGCAGGCAAAGCGGTTGCTGATTTTGAGGTGGGCACTCATATCACTTTAAACAACCCAACTTTGGTGGCTGGATCAACATTAATGCTCAATTCCATTGTTTTAAAACCAACGCTTCAATAATTAAAGGGGTGTAGATGTGCCAAACTATACGCCACCTGATCCATTGCAAACTAACCTTAATTTTAAAGATGAACTTCAGAGTATTGATGCTCATAATCTTGTATTAAATTTTGGTTTAGACGAGATCCAAGAAGCCTCATTAATTGCTGAAATCTACACAGCATTTAATTCAGAAATTTTTGCTGAGAGCTTCACTTTAAATCTTCTCGATGCTGAGCTACAGAATGGGTTTAGTGTTGAAATTGAAGTGCTTCAAGGTCAGATTAGTCATCTAGTGTGTGAAGTCTCAACAAGTTTTTTTGCAATAATTGAAGCGACTAGAATTGATCAGTTCTGCACAATTGAAGCTGACTTTAAAACAAGTCTCATCCCAAACTTAAACGCACAATTTGATATTAACTTTAATCTGGGTGTCTTTGCTGAACTTAGTGCAAGTTATCAACTCACTAAACAAATATTGTGCAATAAAGGACTCAAGTTTTCAAAACCAATACTTAAGGCGCTCAATAGTGCCTTTTTTTATGACCATGGTTTAAGCATTATTCATGAATCAAAGATAAAGCATGATCAAGCATCAAGTCTCAGCCATTCAATTAAATTGATCTTTGAAGAATCTACAGGATTGAAATCAGATTCATTTATTGCTTGGCAAGACAATGAGCGAATCAAAATAACGAAATCTTTGGTTTTTGAAGAGTCAAATAAATTACTTATTCAAAGGTCTATAGACTGGGTTGAGTTGGTTCGTAAACGTAAGCTGTTTACTTATAGTTTTAATGTGGCTCAGCACTTTGAAAGGCATTATCAAATCAATTGGGATAAGGGCTTGGAGCTGGTTACGACATGTAACTTTGCTTGGGATAAAGCCAAACCAGTACATTATAAAAAGCACTCTATTACACCTTGGCCAGAACCTGAAAAACCGCAGTTTGAGGGTGATACAGATTTTAATATTATTTGTTCTAGCACTGAAATTGATGCCCACAATCTCATATTAAATTTTGGTGTTGATGATTGTATCCCTTCAATAGTTAATAAAAATTGGTGGTATATCGTGAATGACGTATCGATTGTTAATACGCGTACTAATGAAGAAATTAAGGTGCTTAATGGCTCTTATAGCACTGATCGTAGCCGATGGTGTTGGTCATACAGCCTGACAGTTACAGAGCCAGAAATGACAAAACTTGAAAAAGGAGATGTATTGAAAATTAATGTGAATGGAAATATTCACATGATGATGTATGAAGAATATTCAAAATCTCAAAAGTTTGCTGATACTACATACAATTTAACTGGACGAAGTCAAACGGCACTTCTTGAAAGTAAATATTCACCGGTACGCTCTTACTTACAAGAGAATGAACGAACTTCTGTGCAACTTGTTCAAGCTGAATTAGATCGAGTGAACAGTGAAACAGCATTGGATTGGCAGCTTATTGATGAGCTCGGCTGGATTGTTGAAACTGAAAGCTTAAGCTATATGAATCTTGCGCCAATCGATGCGATTAAGCTTATTGCTGAAGCTGGAGGTGGCTTTATATATAGTGAAAAGGGAAGTAATACACTTTCAATCAGACCGCTTTATAAAAAGACTTTTTGGGATACTCTAAATTTAGATGACTATGATCGAAATTTACCTGAAAGCATTGTGATCCAACATAGTGAAAGTTTTGATGAGTTGCTGGGTTTTAATGCAATCACTTTAACAAATCCCAGAAACGGCAATGTTGGTCAGATCCGCAGACGCAACACTGCAGGTGACATTTTATTGGAGCCAGTAAGTAACCCTTTATTTAATGCTGTAAGTATGGGGGGATTTGGTAAATCTAAGCTAGCTAAGTCAGGCAAAGTTGAATCTCATGATTTTGATTTTCCAATTACTCATGAAATTGGGGAGTGTGTACCAGGTGAAATCTTGGGGTTCAATGGTGAGTGGTGGGGCATAGTTGATGCTGTAAGTGTTTCATTTACTTCTTTTATTGTGAGCCAATCAATTCAGGTGGAGCGCACAGTCAATGAGTAATGCACTAAAACGATTAATGGATTTAATACCAAAAACACCAGAATTTGTAGGGGTAATCACCTCATCAAATCACCCAAATTACAAAGTCTTAGTATCTGATAATTCAGGCTTAGTGATGTGTACCAGTTCAGTTGAATACAAAACGGGTGATCGAGTATTTATCTCAAATAATGAAATCAAAAGATCTGCACCGCAGGGGGCTGTGGTTCAGATAGAAGTATGAAATTAACCAAATACAGGCACTCAATCGGGTGCTTTTTTATTGCCAAAAATTAGGGGGATTCATGCAGGAGCATGAGAAAAATTTTCTACTCATTCTTGTAGTAGGGCTATGTATTGGATTTGCTAAGTTGCTTGTCTCTGATGAAAAACTGACGTGGCGTTTAGCGATAGGTCGAACGATTTTAGGAGGGGCAACATCAACAATCGCGGGAGCAATTGTTTTACAGATTCCTGACATCAATCCTCTTGCATTGATTGCAATAGCATCGGCATTAGGGATTTTAGGAAGCACATTTATTGAGTCTTGGCTAAAACGTCAAGCAAACACGTGGAGTATCAAATGAAATTAATCGATAACTGGAAACAGGCTTGGAAACTCAAGTCAGTACAAGTAGGCGCAATAAGCGCCATTTTTTTTGCTTTGAGTTTATTCTCTGAGCACTTTTTAATGATTTGGAATCTGATTCCTCAGGAAGTTAAAAACTCAATTCCTGAAAATTGGAAAGAATACGTCGGCGCTTTTGTTGGTGTTGCTATGATTTTAGCACGGGTGAAAAAACAGCCTGAGTTGCATGAACCACAGTTGAATTTAACAGGTATCAATACACTGATCTCGGCAGCAGTATCCACTACAAATGATTTAGCTTGGATGATTGAAGCCAAGAAGCATTTAGGCTTAAAAGAAAACACAAGCAAAACAGCTCATAACCCAACAATCCTAAAATGGCTAAAATCGCTTGGTGCTTGGTGGCAAGAAGATGAAACACCTTGGTGTGGTACTTTTGTGGCTTGGTGTTTAAAGACTGCAGGTATTACATATCCAAAGCACTGGTACCGCGCATTAGATTATGTGAATTATGGATCAAAACTATCAAAACCCGCTTATGGTTGCGTAGCGATTAAAACACGCAGCGGTGGCGGTCATGTTTGCTTTGTAGCAGGTCGTGATAGTAAAACTGGTAAATTAGTCTGTATTGGTGGCAACCAATCAAATATGGTTTGTTATGCGCTTTATAATGAGTCAGATTTTCAGGAATTCCGCTGGTACGGCAAGACAAGTAGACCAGCTGAGTCGCGGTATAAGTTGCCAGTTTTAAGTGGGATAACTTCTACCAAAGTGACGGAAGCCTAGTAGCATTATTTGCAAAATATAACTTTGGTCAAACTTGATAGCAAACATGGCCAAAGTTCTAAAATTATATAATTCATTGTTTTTATAATTATTCATGATTGAATAAAAACAATTTATTAAAAAATATTATTCAATTAAATACTTTTGCCATACTCTCAACTAAAATTGTTCACCATTAAAGTTCACTATTTAGATTTGTGAAAATTATAGTTTTAGAAATTTATAATGTTTTCAATGAAATGGAGTCAATACAAAATGCCAAAACTGAGTAAAGTCGAGTTGTCTACATGGCCGACACCCTTAGAACCACAACCAAGACTTGCCCAAGTATTAGGCCTACACCCAAATGACTTATGGATTAAGCGTGATGACTTAACAGGCTTAGCTGGCGGTGGTAATAAAATACGTAAACTTGAATATACATGTGCAGATGCAATTAAAAAGGGTGCAAAAACATTAGTAACAGTTGGTGCTGCACAAAGTAATCATGCCCGTTTAACAGCCGCTGCTGCTGCACGATTAGGTCTTGATGTTGTATTGGTACTTGCTGGAAACTCACCTACAGAATTCACAGGAAATATTGCTTTGGATGGGTTACTTGGTGCAAGACTTGTTTGGGCAGGTGATGTAGATGATCATGAGCTAGAAGAATATGCTCGAAAAGAAGTTTCTACCTTGGAAAGTCAAGGAATACCCGCTGCACTCATTCCATTTGGGGGGTCTAATGCTCTAGCTTCGTTTGGGTATGTTGATTGTGGGGAAGAATTAAAAACTCAAACTACTGATTTTAAAAATATCTTTACCGCAGTTGGCTCAGGAGGGACAATGGCTGGTTTAGTTTATTCCTTAGGAGAAACCCATATTCATGGTGTTGATGC